GCCAAGAGGCTTACATGGCTGTGATGTTTGCCTTGGCTGAGCGTTACCGCAACGAGCCACGCATCACGGTGCAAAAACATCCCGGCGAGTTTTTTGTCTATCAGTTTGGCCAGTGCCTCATTGCATCTCAGCACGGCGACAAGGCAAAGGCGGAGCGGCTTGTCATGCACTTGGCAGACCAGTGGCCGAAGATGTGGGGCGAAACGCGCCATCGATACTACTTCACCGGGCACCTGCATCACAGCCGCTTACAGGACGTAGGAGGCGTGCAGGTTGAGCAGTTGCGGGCTGTCAGTGCCAGAGACGCCTACGCGGCTACACACGCCTATTCTGGGCGCTCTGAGATGCAGGCGATCACCTATCACAAGGATCGGGGCGAAATCAGCCGCCATCGGGTGCTGTTTTGAGAATTGCTTACCCTGTGTTACTCTAGGGCATGTTTAGCCCGCTGATCCTCATTTGCTCTATATATGGCCAGTGCCACACGCCTGCCGCGCCAGTGTTTGCGGGGCGTGAATTATGCGAGGCAGAGACCGAGGCTTACATTCTGAGCATTGAGACCAATATCCCGCCGGACATGTTTGTGGTAGATTGGGCCTGCCATGAATGGTCTGTGGGAGCGTAAGTGCGCGACGCAGGCAAGGGAGGGGGACCACGCCGCGCGCCTCCTACATATCACCAAGCAGCCGCTTTACCAAAGGCAAATATCCGTAATCGGGTCCGTGCTTGTCGCGCCACGTTTGCTTGCCGTTGTGGATCGCTTCCGGGCCGTCTTGATGGTGAGCTTTGCATAAGGGGATGACATCGAAGTCACTGGCCTTCCGGCTGCCGTAACGGCTGTGAATGCAATGGTGGGCGTCTGAGGGCGGCGGAGAGCCACATATCACGCACGGGAGGGCCTTTACCCGTCTCATGTGTTCTAGGGCTTCCTGACCCGCCTCTGAGGCTCTGTAGGCCCTGCGCTTGGCCGAGACTTTGCGCAGGGGTGTTTTTTGTTTAAGCGGGCTGCGCCTCAAAGCCATTTTTCCCAGCGGTTGCAGTCAGTGTTGACCTGCTTTGCCAGTACATAAAGATCAGAGACGCGACCTTTGGATGCCTTCGCTCGGTTGATTGCGGCTTCTATGCGAATGCGCTCAGGGTAAAGGCGATCAAGTTTGCGACGTGCTATAGGCCGCATGATCGGGGTTAAGAGCCAGCGCATCATAGCCCCAGTGCCTCTCGGTACAGTTCCTCTATCGCTTCCTCCTCGGCGCGCTCATCTGCTTCCTTCTTGCGAAGCGCGACGATCTTGCGGATGGTCTTGGTGCAATAGCCGCGAGACTTGGCATCATCGTAAATCTCTTTGCGCGCCTCAGTTTCGTCAGCAATAGCCGCGTTTTGATGCTCGATGCGTTCGACGATCTGGCGAAGTTCGTCGGCAGTGACTGCGAATGTGTCTGTCATGGTCATGTTCTCCGTGGTGGCTCTGATGGAAGGGCGGCGATGACTTCGCGCCCGGTGGTTGTCACGCGCCAATGGTTTCCGCGCGTTGCAATTTCGAATGGCTTGTCTTTCGGTGGCTCTGCCTGTTCCAGCCAGCCGCATTCCGCGAGGCTTAGAAGCGCAGATCCATGCACGCCCGTCTCGATGGACGTGAACGCGGTGTCTTGCACCTTGGCCAGCTTTTTAAGCGTCAGCCATCGTGATCGTGTTAGCTTGGGTTTCATATAAACTCCTGTTCGTAGCGTAGCGCTTCGGGATCGGTCAGGCGCACGCCTTGCGCCAGCCAGTGTTTTTGCATCTCATCCATAAACGCGTTCATCTGCTTAACCGTCATCAGCCGCGTCACTGGCAGGTCAAAGGCTTTGATCGCGTCCAGTTTCTGTTCGTATGGTAGATGCTTCATAACGCGGTCATAAGAGGCCCTGAACGCCTCGTTCTCTGCCCGCAGGATTGGCACGCCGAAGCGCAGCTTGCACTCTGCGCGGACATCTTCATGGGTCTGGTCGCCAAGCTGGGCCGATATGTCGGTGAACCAGCGTTGTGCCAGCCTATTCTGGACGTGTGAGCGTAGTGCGCCTTGCGTCCACGTCACTGTCAGGGGCAGTTTGCGCCCCCGAAGCAACACCGACAGCGCGTCAACGTGTTCGGGTTCCCTGATGACTTTAGTCGGCATCAGAAGGCTTCCTTTTCCGTCCAGCGTTTCACGCCCGCAATCTCTGCGCCCTTGTGGTTCTTGGCGACGTAGGCTTCGATGAAGGCGGTCACGGCATCGCGGTCGTTCTGAGCAATCCAGTGAAGTGCAGCGCGATGGTCCTCAATCTTGTAGTGGTGGACCGTGCGCATTCCCTTCACCGTGTCTTTTTGCTTGGCACTGGCCTCCTGTGCCGCCTGCTGCGCCATAGCGGCTTTCTCAGCGGCATCTCGCTGCGCTTGGATGTCTGACGCCTGAGCGGCTCGTGCGGCCTCCTGTGCCTCACGCTTGGCCTTCTCAGCGGCTTCCCATGCGGCTCGCTTTTCTGCCTCCTTCTGGGCAGCGAGCGCGCGCTTGAACGGGTCTTGCGCCGCGACAATTCCCTTGGAGATGCGTGCAAGGTCTTCCTGCGTAGGCTTCCACCTCGCCACCTCTGTTTTCCAAGCCTCATGCAGCGGCTTCGTGGCCTCATCGCGTGCGTCATTCACGTCTTTAATTGCGGACTTGATGGATTTTAGAAGGCTATCGGTGGCCTTTAGCTGGGCCTCATCCTGCACTGGCTCTCCGTCAAGCCAGTTGCCTGCTTCCTCAATAACATCACCGTAGGGCGCAAGTGCCACGTCGATTGGGTCGGGTGGGTTATTTCCGCCGATTGTGGCGCGTGGGTTTTCTTGTGTCATGGTTATGTCTCCTATTTCGCCTCTAATATGGGATAGAATCTCCGTCGATGTCGGAATTGTCCGGCATGGTCAGGTTTTTTTTCGCTGCGTTCTTAGCCGCGACGACATCAGCGTGCGCTGCGGTAGGTTTGGGCAAGTTTGACCAGCGGTCTTTCAGGTCGTCCAAGCTGTCAGCCTGCGCGAGATATTCTGTGGCCTGCTTGATTGCCTGCGGGTCAACCTCGGGCGGCTTGGGCGCTTCGCGCTTCGGTGCAGCTTTGGACGCTGCGTTGCCATCGTCGTCTTCGGGGGCGATGCCGCAAAGACTTTCAATGCCGACGCGCTTTGCATAAGTCGTGGCCGACTTCATTCCCTGCATATCGTTTTTAGACACGATAAGCGGCACGTCGCAAAAGATGTGCGTGTCGCTCTCACCGTGGCTCAGAGTGGTGCGCATCATGTTAGTGCCTTCCATAGGCACGATGCTGCTCCAGACTGAAACCCCGTTTTGGTTCAACGCAGGCAGTGCAACCTGCATAACGTCCGCCAAGTCGGCGTACTTGCTGCGAAAGTGCGGGTTCACCGCTCCCTTGACCACAGGCCCCATTTCGGACTGCGCGGCGGCCAGTGCCGTATATACGTTCTTGTGTTGCGTCATTTCTGTGTCTCCCGTTTTGCGTTTAGGTCAGCCAGCGCCTTGCGCACCTGCTCAACCATTTCCTCTGCCGTGGCGTAGCTGCTTTCGCGCACGATGATTTGAATTTGCCCGATGCAGTAGGCTCGGTCCCATTCGCGGCTCATTCGAAGTCCAGCCCGTCGCACATGCTGTGAATTGCGTGCTGTAGGTCTGTCGGCAGCGAGGCTAACTTGACATCTACGCCCAAGATGGTGAGCGTCTGCACCTCGATTGTTTTATCGATGACCGCTTCCCATGTAGGCGAGCCATGCACGCCGTAGCTGTCGGTCTCTGTCTCCGCGACGTAGTCAATCTCTATGTCGTCGCTGGCGTATTTTGCTGTTACTGTCATTTTACATACCTCTCTTGACTGGCTCTTGATACCGCGCTACCCATGCGCTTGTAAACAGGAAAATGCAGCTAACCAAAAAAAGAGAGATGAGATACGATGAAAGCAACGAACAAAGAGGGCAGAGAATTGGGATTTAGAGGACGCCATAAAAACCGCCGTGACGCCAACGAGGCCGACCTTGTAGCGGAACTTCGCGCACACGGGTTTAGCGTTTACATGATGGACCAGCCGCTTGACCTGCTGGTGGGCTATGCTGGCCGGACGTACCTTGTCGAGATTAAGACGGAAAAGGGCAAGCTGACGGACCCGCAGCTTGAGTTCCTCGCGCACTGGCGGGGCGATGCAACCGTGCTGCGCACTAGCGCCGATGTGCAGTTATTCGCGCGGATGGTGAAGGGGGTTCCCTGCGATGGATGACCTACGCCCGACCATCCTGTCTTATCTCCGCATCATCCCTGCTGCCAACACCGACATGATTGCGCGCGAACTGGGCCTGTCGCATAGGGCAGTGCAGGACACGCTGCACCGAATGGACGATGCTGGCGACGTATTTTTGCGCTGCGGATGGTATCGGCTAAGTGAAGCTGCTAAGACCTCGCTTGCAAGAGGCTGAAAAGTGCTTTAGAAAGAAAAGCGGCGGCGAGTGCTACAAACACTGCGCCGCCTTGAAGGCGCGAAGTTCTGGGGAGTTCGTCCGCGCCTTGACCGAAGATATACCGTAGATACGGGCGCGCTTCAAGAACCCTCCTGACTTTTGACGCTTTGAAAGAAAAGCGAAGCAGAAACAGGCAGGCCTTTCCTCAATAGGTCTATTCACCGGGGACCAACCCCACCCC